ACACTGATGCCGACGGGCTTATGGATGCCGACGGGCTAATAGACGCTGACGGACTGAGAGACGCCGACGGGCTGCGTGATGCCGACACTGATGCCGACGGGCTTATGGATGCCGACGGACTGAGAGACAGCGAACCCGGCAGCACCGTATCATCTGGTGCGTCGCCCATTACCGACGTGTTGGCTGCTCGTGCGGACTGCACGACCAATGTTTCCCACATCACACGCGAGATAGAGTTGCTATCTGTCTTCGCCGTGCGTCGGTTCCATCCCACCTGACCCGCACCGAGTCCCTTACGCTCACCGACGGACGCCGCTTGATCCTCTCGCCCCATTTCTCGGTCCGAGATGCCATACACATCCGATGTAGCGGCGCCAGCGGCCGCACCACCGAAACTAGCGAACTTCGGTTTCTGCGTAATATAGTACGTGTTCGCACCAGTGACTGCGACCATTGCGGGATTACCCGGTTCTCCCGCACGGAAGACCGCGGAGGTATTCGATGCAATCGAGGTCACAATATAAGTCAACGACTCACTGACGATGAAGACATACTCACCGACCTTGAGTTCGTTGTCAAATACCGTGCTTGAGCCGGTGACAACACCGCCGCCGCCACCTGCGACGACCGCCGTAATGGCGACTGTCCCTGTGTTGGCGCTCTTTTTATCTTTGTTTCCCCAACCAGACATATGCGTCTCCTTCTTCTTATCGTTATTTATGATGCCGATACGGCGGCGCTTTTAGGTGCGGTGGCCTTCGTCTGAGCTTCCCGCGCTTTTGTTTCGACATCACGAATCTTTGCGGCCATCAATTCCGTAGCCTGACGTTGTTTGAGTGTGATCAAATCGGTGGTTTGTCGAACCTTCATTCGATCAACCTCACTGGGCGGTTTGGGCGCAGATATTCCAGCTTCCCGCATTATGTACTTGCGCGGTGCTTTGATAATACGATCACCCCACTTGGACCCTGGCTCCGGCCCCAGATTTACATAGATCCACTTGCCTTCGATGCGTTCCACTGTTCCGGTAAATCCGGCTTTGGACCAGCCCGTATACGGGCTGGCGCCAACTCCTGCGCGAACTCTATCGCCGACTTTAGGTGGAGCGTTCCCCACAGCTTCGTTAGCTTTCGTCTTCTGATTCAACAAAACGCCTTGAGCCTTCAAAGACATCCTGTTTCGGATGTGCGGTTTAATTAACTTCTGATTCCATTTGATGCCTAGCTGGGTTGCCTTGTGTAGCAACTGGCCTACGCGGCGTAACTCGGCGGTGTCTCCTAACGATACTGCGGAGAGAAAGTAGTAAACCGCTTGATCAACAATATCGCTAGCTATAGCTGTCTCGGGAACCTTGACGTTACGCGGGGCCAACGACTTAAATATAATGATGGCGTGGCGCATTTGCTCCCATTTGGAGCCCTCATCTAACTTGGTGACAGCTTCGTCCAACCAATCCTCGGCAACTTCGTTCAAAAGGTGTTCCTTGAAAGTAATCACACCATCTTTCTCTATATGCTCGACATCTTCTTTCTGTACGTTATGTGCCCCAATTTTCTCCGATCTTGCCCTTCCGACGTCGATGACGTAAAACGGGCTGCCGTGACGGTCGCCTTTATCGTAACGAACAACTTTCCCCCGTTTAGCGACGCCAGAACCACTAATCTTTACTCGGGTGCCGGGAGCGTATGGGTTATCGCCTTCCGTTATGCGTTTTGTGATACCCAGCCCAACTTGTTCTACTTGTGCCCCGCCGCGCTTGCGATAATAGAGAACAGTTACGGCGTCGTTGAACTGATCGAGATATTTGTGTTCGGCGTCAGGCGTGGCGTGCCCCCGCATTGCCTTAGCAGCCTCGCCCGCATCTTTGACGATGTAGCGGAGTTGCGCGTCAGTTTTCTTGTGATAGGGATGCCCTTGGAGCGGCGGACGATGTCGTTTATCGACCGGCGCCTCCGACACCTTCTGTATCATGGCTTCACGATAGGCTTTCTGTTCGCGTATACGCATATGTTTTCTCAAGGAGGTGAAGACCTTCTTTGCTACAACAGCATTCCTTCCGGGCGTTCCTGCGAGGAAACTTGGAAAATCGTTAGCGACAACATAGCCACGCATCAATGTCGCAGACATAGCACCAGCGCCCCTGGGAATTCCCAGAACGCGATACTGCGATACGTCGATATGCTTCGCTGCATTGTATTTAGAAGAACCGGCAGGTAGTAGATACGCGCCGAACTTCTCAAAATCGCGCACCCGGTCCGCACCGACGATTACTGTGATATTTTTATATCCCGCCGCGGATGCATCAGCATATGCCGCAAACGGAGTATTCACCGCCGCATTGCTATTGAACGTCACTTGAGGAAACAATTGTCGTAAAAACCCGACCTTTTCTTGGAAGGGCAGCGGATTCTTCTTCGCATCTGTTGTGGGTGATGCATAGATTCTAGCGTCGGCGCCCATCCTACTCGCCGTCCGTTTAAGAAAGGTAACAAGGCGCTCGTGTCCCGTCGTTGGAGGATTGAACCGTCCAAATGCGATGACGATACTCTTTTCGCGAGGCATATATTGTATTTAGAGAATTATTGCCAGTCTCTAGGCGCCATGAAATTTGCTCGACTGAATTCAAGACGGTCGACCAGCTTCACCATACGTCCCGAGTGAGATACTGCAACGAACCCTTCAGGGCCCGTCACACGGAAGCCGTCGGCTGTCGGAATGAATGTATCCACACGAGCGGCTTGCGCAAGTTTCTGAATGAGTATAAGTTTTGCCGCAGTGATCGCCGCATGTAGTTCGAACCACTGCGACATCTCTCGCTGATTGGTCCGCACCGCGTCGAGCATAACGGTGTATGTCGCGGCGACCTTGTCCTTTCCCGCATCGCTCGACCGTGCCGCCATCTCCTTCTTCTGTCGTGCGGCGAGGAAAAGGGAGAGGTCGTTGAGTGTCTGTTTTGGTGAGGACGCTCGGCCGCCGCGGACTTGCTGATTCAAAAATATGTTCATGAGGGCATGTAACGGCTCGGCCGCAAATGTGGTATAGGTCAGGGCCGGTATCTGTTGTGCTAGTGTGCCAACCCGCGACAACAGTAGAGAAAACTCGCCATCTTCTTCATTGGTGAAGGACACATTGCCAGACACATCATCATACGAAGCATCCAGCGACGCAACACGGCTCGTCTTCTTCAGCGAAGAGAACACCCCCGGCGAAATGGGCGCTGCGCGGAGACGATCCATCGTGCCCGAGCCGGAATACATCGTGTGAATGACAATGCCAAGTGCCGCTCGGTCGATACTCTGCCCCAGGGCGCTCGTCGCATCGACTGCGTAGAGGATGGTATTCGGGCGAAATGTCAAATATTCCTTGCCCTGGATAGACTGTGCTTTGACACTACGCGCTCCACTGAAGAGTAAATCTCCTTGTAGCACTTGGGTAGGTCGAAGCAGGGCTAGCTCAGTCAGACAGTCGTGAAGCACCTGGGCGACACCTCCTCCAGAGCCATACGCATCAGCAATCTGTGCGTGAGACTTCATCAGCTTTGGCGTTTTGCTGAACGCTGATTTGGTAGCGACGAAGAACTTGCCGTCTACCGGGTCTGGTCCGAAAACCACACTTGGCGCGCCGTCCCATTTAGTGGTCACATGCAAGGCTTTCGAGACACCACCACTAATGAGCATATGCCGGAATTGTCGCAACACCTCAATCGCTCGCTGCATCCCTGCGACGCCATCGTCGAGCATCAAATCTTCCAAATGCGTAAGATGAGTAAGTTTGCCGGTCTTGCCCTCGTGGAGGTCGCCGAGGTGTGTGAGAAAAGATTTCATTATAGCGGCTCCAATTGCAGCGTTTGATAAATGTCTCGTCGGGTGTTCATGATATCATACCATTCGCGAATCTTCTTCTGTAACGTCCGCATTGCCGGATGTTCCGGCACCTTAACAAAGGCCTCAGCAAATATCGGATAGGTAGCCGCGATTAGCTTACTATCGATGTTCAACATCTGGGCGAACGCCTCTCGATACCGCATCGTGGGAAACCATACCGTCATCTCTAGCGCGATATCATGCGCATACGCTTCAACTTCATCATAGTCTCCAAGATATGACTGTTGATCCCGAATCTCTGCATCCTCAGTTTCCATCGGCGGGAATACTATCTTAGCGGCATCCTTAGAACGCCCACCGTATTGATGACGATGCGTTAACTCGTGCATGAGGTATGCCCAGAAGTAGAAGTGCCGCCACTTCCAATCAGACGGGGTAATTCCACAGCGATGCCCCTGCGGATGAACGTGCCACTCAATGTGTATGTCGACTGGCCGTCGCGGTCGCGCCTCGGTGTAGGTCGCGACGCGGGTGCTTCGGGTCGGCAACCATTGGGCCGTGATATAAGAATCTTTGGGCGTTTTTACCGCTGTATCCTCCACCAACACATTGATCACCTTGAATGGAATCGTGACCACATTCAGCCTCGCCAAGAACGGCACGATATACATGGACTTTCCCGTATACTGTTGCTGTGTCTTGGGGAGTAAGACTTTCTCCACAGCCTCGCGCATTGCTAGTGCGTCGTTGGTGGTTTTCCGGTGAAGCGTAAGAAGATGCACAAATATATTTAGGGGGTTTCTGTCTCATTCAGGCCACCTGTATGCAAGGGGGCAAGCGGCCGTCGTGGCATCCGAGAAGCACCACTAAACATCGAACTAAAGGGCGACTGCGAGTCAGCAGCCGTGCCTAGCGAGATATCGTGGACCGCGGTGCCACTGGGATTATACAACATCATCCGTGAGGTATCGATGCCCAGCAGAAACTTTTCAAATGAGTTCCGTTTGCCATAACGGTTCTTCAGTGTATAGACTTGAATCTGATTGCTTCTCTCCAGATCCTCCGTCGTGGTCAGGGCGATAATGAAGTCCGCAGTCTGCGCGATGGCGAAACTTTCGCTAATCTTGTCCAGCCCGGGGTCAGACGCTCCGTGGCCGTCGCGATTGAACTGTGCCGCGGTGAAGATGGGAAGGTTGTGTTCGACTGCCAGGCCGCGCAACTCCTCTGCGATAGACTTGTTATAGGTATAGGAGTTCACCGAGTTGCCCATCTTGACCCGTGCGGAAGAACAGATGGACAGGTAGTCGATGAACACAATGTCGGGTGTAAAATTCTGTTTCCCCTTGAGTTCCTGTAGCAACGAACGAAAGTGCCCCGAGTGTGCGGCACCCGTTGGATACTCCTTAATAATCAACTTCCCCGTAGAAGTCGACCGCAGCCCCTCGATCTTTCTGTTATACTGACTGCGTGAGAGTGCCACAACATCATCCATTGGCACATTCATCATGTTCGCATCGATACGTTCCGCGATGCGTTCTTCGGCCATCTCCAATGTGACGTAAAGGACATTCTTACTCATCCGCAAACACGCGGCCGCCATATGTACGAGGAACAAGGACTTGCCTACATTCGTTCCAGCCAGTACGCAGTTCAGCGTCTTTGTGGGAACACCACCCTTGGTCATGCCATTGAACACTTCAAGGTCAAATGG